CATTCCACCAGCCCGACCAGCAACCCGCATAGTTGGCGACAAATCATTAGTTGCATCTCCACCATCATCATTGCGACTGAAAGCAATAGGCTGCGCCACCAAATCTGTTGCATCCTTGTAATCACGCGCCTTCATGGCGCTGGCTGTGCCATCGTCAATGTACTCGCCAAACGAAACCATGCGAGCAGTCATTGGTTGTGGCGCAAGATAAGCCCCCCGCTGGCTGAAAATCTCTTGATTGCTGGAGCCAACGCCTCCACTGCCCTTGGCTGATTGATTCAGGGTTGGGTGTGGGTAATCGCCATCCCAATGGCTACGACTGACCACCATCGCCTCTGCCTCTACGCGCTCGTTTCCTTTGCGACTGAAAGGAGGGCCGTTTGTAACGCAGGGGGCAATTGCTTGCCCCGTTTGTCTGCTCGGCGCAGTATCCCGGCGCACGCCGTCGAACTCAAAAAGAACCGCTGCGGGATCAAAGTCTGCTCTAGCACTTGCGACAACGAACACACGTTTGCGTCGTTGGGCCACTCCGAAATATTGGGCGTCAAGGACTCGCCACGCGACTGTTCTTTGGGGGCCATACACACAACCTGCGTTCGTCCATTTTTCCCCTGATGGGATGATCGGATCATGTTCGCCGGCAAGTGCCCCAAGAAAGCAGCCGAAGGCATTGTCTTTGGTTGAGAGTACTCCAGGCACGTTTTCCCAGAAGATGATTCCCGGAGCATCTCGTCGAACAGATCGAACATGGTCAATTGCATTGGCGATACCTACAAAAGTGAGTGAAAGATTCCCCCGCGCATCGTCAAGGGAGTTGCGAAGACCAGCCACGCTAAAGGCTTGGCATGGAGTGCCGCCGCAAAACAGGTCTGGCGCTTCAACTTCGCCAGACAAAATGCGCTCTGGCAGCTGTGTCATGTCGCCCAGATTGGGGACATCAGGGTAGTGGTGGGCCAGCACGGCGCTTGGGAATGGCTCGATTTCGGACAGCCATGCAGCTTTCCAGCCAAGTGTTTCCCATGCAACTGATGCAGCTTCAATGCCGGAGCAGACGGAGCCGAACTTCACGCTTGCTCCACCAGTTCAGGCCAAATGCCTTTCCAGCTTTCTTGGCACAGCATCTTGCGATTTAACCGGCCCTCACTTTCCATCTCTACCCGCACAGCCTCTGAGGCTGACATCTCTCTGCGCCCAGTCAGGCACTGGTAGAGGTATTGTTCATTGATGCCAACTTTTTCTGCCAGTTGTCGGCGCTCATCTGGTGTGATTTGTGTGTTCATAGGGCGCCGAGTCTAGCAGATTGCTTGACCACAAACGCATTAGGGAAAGCACCTACAAAATATTTTCTAGCTGGGGGCTTGACAAGGTCTAGCATTACGCTAGAATTCATCACATGGCAGGGAAATAGTTCACTGACCATCACGCCGAAAGGCCAAAGGAAACAAAATGACAAACGCAATTTATACAGCATATGTAGCATCTGATCTGTTTAATGCAGGTTACTCATGCGATGGTTACCCATTTATTGCCGAGCAGTATTACGTGGTTATTGAGAACGCAGCTGGTCGTCGCTTTCGTCACGAAAAAACATTTAATGGCACTGAGCTTTTGGTTTGCGAAGAGACTGGCGATTCTTGCTTTCCTGACATTCGTGAAGAAGCTAAAGCCAAAGCAGAGCGTTTAGCCGCACGCGTTAACGCAGCATTTGCCTCTGGTAAAGATGTGGATTGGACTTATTGGGGCGAAGTTGATCCAGTTTATGGCTCTGACGAGTTTATTTCTCAAGGTATTGAAGCCCAGCGTGTTTTTAACGAGAAGGCCGCAGCGTAATAACCCACGGGGCTTCGGCCCCCTACCATTGAAAGCAAACCATGAAACATCACAACCACTTCCAGTATTCCGCAGTTGAGCGCCGCCACAACAAGCGCGGTGAAGCTGCTCTGGACATCGTAACCGCCATTGGTATTGGCGTTGGCTTGGCCGTCTTGCTCGTTGCCTGGGGGTCAGCATGATGGACGACACCACCGTCATCCGGCTTGCCCAACAAGCCGCCAAAGACGAACTGGCTGTTGCCGTGTTCACCGTTAACGAACTGGCTCGCTTTGCCGATTTGGCATTTGCCAAGCAGACATCTTCCCCCATCTGCCCTGATGGCCTAATCGAGTTCACATACATCTGCAACGGTGTTGAACTGACCTGCCACTTGGAGTACGAAGCCGCAGAGCGTGGCTCATTTGATGAGCCTGCCTATCCTGAAAGTATCACCCTCGACAGCGCCTTTCATTTGGGTGAAAACATTGGCCATCTGCTGTCTGATGATGTGGTGGCCGAGATTGAAGACGCCGCATTAGCAAACCTAAAGGACAAATACAATGATTACTGAACTCACCGATGCCTTACGCAAGGCCAAATTTGCAGAAGCCACAGCCAAGGCCGAGCGCCTGCGCTTGGAAGAACTGATCGAAAAGCAATTCACCAAACCTGATGGCGGTGAAGGCAGCCACACCGACGAAGAAGTCAAGATCACGTGGAAGATCAACCGTACGGTTGACACTACCAAGATGCAAGCCGCATGGGACAGCTTGGGCAAGAACGCCCAGAGCGCCTTCCGCTGGAAAGCCGAGGTTGACCTTACCCATCTGCGTGCCCTCAAAGATTTGGATTCAGCAGCCTACGCACAGGCCGCTGAGTTCATCACCAGCAAACCTGCAAAACCCTCCATTGAACTTTTGAAAGACTGACATGTTTGATTTGAAATCCATCTCCAAAACACGCCGAGTGCGTGCCCCCAAAATCGTGATCGTTGGCCAAGGCAAGATTGGTAAGACCACCTTTGCCGCTATGGCACCCAAGGCCATTGGCATCTTGACCGAAGACGGTGCTGACGCTGTGGACGCCAACGCCTTCCCGCTGGCCACCAGCTTGGCTGATGTGTATACGGCTATCGACACCTTGATCAATCAGGAACATGAATTCCAAACGCTGTTCATTGACTCGCTCGACTGGCTTGAGCCACTGGTGCAAGACCATGTATGCAAGGCCAATAACTGGAAGAACATCGAGCAACCAGGCTTTGGCAAAGGGTATGTGGCCGCAGCCGAAGAGTGGCGCAACCTGTTGTCTGGCCTTGAAGTGCTCAGAGCCGACAAGGGCATGGGCATTATCTTGATTGCCCATGACAAGATCAAGCGAATTGAAGACCCGTTGACCGAGGGCTTTGACAGCCATGTGCTCAAGCTCCATGACCGCGCAGCCGCACTGGTTCAGGAGTGGGCCGACGTGATTGGTTACGCAGGGTATCGCATTTTCACCAGCAAGACTGACGCAGGCTTTGGCAACAAAGAAACCAAGGCCACCACCACTGGTGAGCGTATCTTGCACGTTGAACCCCATCCGGCTCATTGCGGTGGTAATCGCTTTGGCCTGTCAAATATGCCGCTTGACTGGGCGGCATTCCAAGAGGCGCTCACTGTGGCGCAGTCTTGATCCGCAGTCCGAAACCTTAACTTTGAAAGAAAAAAATGGCTCACTTTAATTTTGACGCATCGCAAGTCGCACCACAAACCTCGTCTGGCCCTGTGCCTGCTGGCACCTATCTGGCGCACATCACTGAATCTGATGTCCAGCCCCTGAAGTCCGGCAAGGGCGTTGGCCTGAAGCTGACTTTTGAAATCATTGATGGCCCCCACAAGGGTCGCCGCATCTGGGAGAACCTGAACATTCAACACGAGAATGAGGACACCCAGCGCATCGCCCAGTCGCAACTGTCTGCGCTGTGCCATGCTGTAAATGTGATCAAGGTGCAAGACACTGCCGCACTGCACTTAAAGCCTGTCACCATCAAGGTGGTGGTGCGTGAGGCTCAAGGACAGTACCAGGCCAGCAACAACATCAAGGGTTACGAAGCCGCAGCCGGTGTTCGGCAAGCAGCGCCAGCCTTTGTGGCACAGGCCGAGGAAACTCAGGCCAAGTCCAGCGCACCAGCATGGGCTAAGAAGTAAGACATGGCCACACTTCCGCAATCTGTTGTGGACCCTGTGGCCGACGCCATCTTTGCCAGTTACAAGGCAAAGTATGGCGCCGAGTCACAGCGCCCCTACCTTGGCGCCAGTGCGATTGGCAAGCCTTGCCTGCGTCAGCACTGGTACAGCTTTCGCTGGTCCAAGCCTGCCGAGTTCTCTGGGCGCCTGTATCGGGTGTTTCAAACTGGTCACTTGCAAGAGCCAAGGGTTTACAACGACCTGAGAGCAATTGGCTGCACGGTGTACGACATCGACCCAGCGACAGGCAAGCAGTGGACATTCACTGAGCCTGCCAGTGGCCATCACTTCAAGGGCAACGCCGATGGCATTGTGACTGGCCTGCCGCAAGCGCCAAAGTCACCGCATGTGCTGGAGATCAAGACCGCATCAGCCAAGATGTTTGCAGACATGCAAAAATCTGGAGTAAAGAAGGCCAAGCCCGAACACTACGCGCAGATGCTAATGTACATGAAGTGGAGCATTGATCTGTACGGCGAGAACGGCTGCACCCGCGCCATTTACTTGGTGGTCAACAAGGACAACGACGACATTTACACCGAGCGCTTGGAGTACGACAAAGATGAGGCGCAAGCCATCATTGACAAAGCCTTGAAGGTGATCACGGCCACAGAGCCGCCGGTGGGGATCAGCCAAGACCCGTCTTGGTACGAATGCAAGTTCTGCGATTACCACAGCATCTGCCACGGCACCGATGTGCCTGCGCCAACTTGCCGGTCATGCGCTCATGCCACGCCAGAGATGGACGGCGATGCACGCTGGTCTTGCTCGGCCCATCAAAATGATATTCCTGTCCCCACTCAGCGCACCGGCTGTGACTCGCACCGATACATTCCGATTTTGCTGGCCAAGTTTGCCAAGCCAATCGACATGGATCACGGCGATGCCGTGGTGTACCAGATGGGCAATGAGCAATTTGTCAATGGGGACCCTAAATTTAACCCCAATTACATCAGCAGCGCCGAGATTCACGCCTGCAATGACAAGGCCGTTCTGGTTGATGAGTTTGCACTGAATCTTAGGCTTGAACACAAAGGTAAATTTGTATGAGCACGCCACCACCCATCCAAGACATCACCTTGCGTGACTATTTCGCCGCCGCCGCCTTGACTGGTTTGTTGGCCAACGGTGATCGTTTGACAGCGGTCAAACAAGCCCTGAAGCTGGCCGATCAAATGATCAAGGAGCGCCAAAATGCAACTGCGTGATTACCAGTCACGCTCAGTCGCAGACCTGTTTGATTGGTGGACCAAGCACCAAGGCAACGCCGACATTCCCTTGCTGGTGCTTCCCACTGGCTCTGGCAAGTCGGTGATCTGCGCCGAAATCGTGCGCCACATGTGGGAACAGTGGCCAGAATACAGGCCACGCACTGTGGTGCTGGTGCCCAGCAAGGAGTTGGCCGAGCAAAACGCTGCCAAACTGCAATCGTTGTTGCCAAGCAACATTCATGTGGGGTTTGTCAGCGCCAGCTTGGGCAAGAAGCAACACAACGCCGACGTGATTGTGGCCACCATTGGCAGCATCCACAAGTCAGCGCACCTGCTGGGTGACATCAAGGTGGTGATCATTGACGAGGCGCATCTTGTCAGCACCAAGGCGTCTGATGCAGGCATGTACCGCACGTTCTTGTCCAAACTGGGCGAAATCTGCCAGTTCCGCACGGTGGGAATGACGGCCACGCCGTTCAGGGGCAACCAGGTTTGGCTGACCGATGGCGATGAGCCGCTGTTCACCGGCATTGCGTCCAATGTCACCATGCGTGAGTTGTTGAACCAACAGTTTTTGGCGCCACTGGTACCACCTCCAGTGCAAATGATGACCAAGATCGACGCCAGCCAAGTGGGCATCTCCAATGGTGACTACAAGATTGGAGAACTCTCCGAGGTGGTGGACAGCTACCTGTTGCAAGTGGCCCAAGAAGCCGTGGTATTTGCCCAGCATCGCCGCAAATGGATTGCCTTCACGCCCAGTGTGGCCAACGCCGAAAGCCTGTCAGACAAGCTGAACGAACGTGGCATTGTCAGCGCCGTGGTTTGTGGCGAGACACCATCGCAAGAGCGTGAAGACCTGATCCAAGACTTTAAGCTGGGCCAGATTCATTGCCTGGTGACTGTGCTGGCGCTGTCCACTGGGTTTGATGTGCCTGATGTTGACTGCATCATCTGGTGCAGGCCAACCAAGTCGCCGGTGTTGTATGTGCAGGGCATGGGCCGTGGCACACGCATTGCACCGGGCAAGGAGGATTGCTTGGTGTTGGATTTTACCGACACCGTTGAGCGCCTTGGGCCGGTGGACATCATCAAGGGCAAAGGCCGAGGCAAGAGAGCAGGCGATCAGTCTGCCCCATTTTGTATTTGCCCAGAGTGCGGTGAGCGCAACGCGCCGGCGGCACTGGTGTGCGCTGTCTGTGGTGGCACGATTAAGGAGCCAGAAGCGCCAAAGCCGATTGACGCCAAGCTGTCTTACGCTGCCCTGTTGTCAGCGCAACAGCAGGCGGTCAGCACTTGGCACGATGTCAGCCGTGTGGACTACAAGTTGCACCGAAAACCTGGCAAGCCAGACAGCATGAGGGTTGATTACTACGACGGCTTGCTGTGTGTCGCCAGCGAATGGGTGTGCTTTGAGCACACAGGTTACGCCAGACAGAAGGCAATTGACTGGTGGTGCAAGCGCACTTTGAATAATTTGCCATTGGGTGTTGAGGGTGTTTTGAGGTGGCTGGCCAACAACTCAATTGCCCAACCCACCCGCATCGCAACCCGCAAAAACGGAAAGTACACAGAGGTCAAAGAATATGAATTTGCAAGAACTGAACGCCATCAAGACGCATTTGCAGAAGCAACTGAAGGACATTGAATCCATACAGGTCACTTGCCTGCGCTGTGAGCATTTGAAATCTGGCAACAGATGCGAGAAATTTGACGCAAAACCACCTGCCGACTGGCTGCATGGGCCGGTTGATTGTGAACATTGGGCATGGGATTGCATCCCGTTCTAGCAATATGCTAGAATTTAATTGTCAACACAGGAGCAAACAATGATTGACCTACCTATCACAACGGAAGAAGAAGAGGCGTTCAACGCATTGGGTAAACAAGTGGCCGGCAGTCACTACAAAGATTTGCCGATTCAGCCGGTGGAGTACATCCACGCTAATGCACTGGGTTACTTCGAGGGCAACGTCATCAAGTACGTGTCGCGCTGGCGCAAGAAGAACGGCATTGCCGATCTGGAGAAGGCCAAGCACTACATCGAGTTGCTGATCGAACTTGAAACACGCCGCGCAACTGCCAACAAGGACCAAAAGTGAACCACACTGAAGCCGAATACATCAACGAGGGCGCACGATACGAGCGTGCCACCAACACCGAGAGCGCCAGAGCGATTGCCTACAAACTCCGAGCCATGCTGTCCAGCGAACGGCCTGAAGATCAGTCTTACGCCAGAGAGTTGATCGAAAAGGGTCGCAAAGAGGTGCGGGGATGACTTGGCCATTCCCACCGCCATCCGGCCCCACGCCTTGGACACCCGCCCAGGTGCGTGAATATGAGCGCCAACAACGACAAAAAATGCCGGCATCGCCGTTTGTGCAACCGTAAAAAGGCAACTGTAATGATTGAACAATTGAAAAAACTGTGGCTAATGCCGACCGCCGAGGCACTGGCGATGCGTGAGTTAGAAGACGCAAAGCGCAAGCTGCTGCAAGCCCAGACAGCGCGAGAGTACGCCGATTCCATGTGCAAGTACCGCGAGGCCCAGATCAAGCGCCTGACGGCCTATCTGCACAACGCTACGGAGGCGACATGAACGTCGTTATTTACACCAAGCACGGATGCCCCAACTGCGTGACGGCCAAGAACTTGCTGGCAAGCAAAGGGCTGGGGTACATCGAGATGCACGATCAGACGGACGAGTTTGAGTTTGAGAAGATGCTCAAGGCGCACCCTGAAGTGCGGCAGATGCCACAGATTTTTATCGAAGGCCAGCGTGTCGGCGGCTTGGCTGGACTGCAAGCGGCATTGAAGGAGATGGGGCTATGAGCGAGTGCCAACACCGCTGGGAGCCTGTCGAAGGGCAACCCATGTACAAATGCGCCAAGTGCAATGGCTTTCTTAGGATTATCAAATGACACCTGTGCGTCAGAAAAGAATCCGCACACTGCTACGCACAAGACCGAGTGGCATGTCGCCACTGGAGATCGCTGAGGTGCTGAACATGCACCCTGCCAATGTCAGGACATCACTGAGGGCCATGCCCGATGTATATGTTGACCGCTGGCGCTTGGGTGGGCGTGGGCAGTACGAGAAGGTGTGGGTGGCAGTGCATGTGCCAGAGGACTGCCCTCACCCCAAAGACCGCACCAAGTGGGGCGTTCACAAAGTTAAACCAAAGACACAGTGGGTAGTTATTGCATGAGAACAAACACAGCACACTCGGTTCGCTCACTGCTCAGAGCCAACCCTGATGGCATGGATGTCGGCACGATTGCCAACAGCCTTCACCGCGAATCGCACAATGTGCGCCGAATCCTCAAGACCATGCCTGATGCCTACATCGACAGGTGGACACACTTCGGTGGGACAGGTATGCCAAGCGCCGTCTGGTGCGTTGTCGTGCCACCAGATAACTGCCCTCGACCTGATGCAAGGAGAAAGAAATGACAGACCAAGTTGCCAAGATCGGCAAACGCATAAAGTCCGATGACCCGCTGCCACCCAGCATCTGGCGCCATCAACTCAGACGACTGGCGTACTGGATGCTGATGGCGTTCTTGGGGATGTTGTGGATGGCGTTCCTAGCCGCCTGCGCGGCTTATGCGAATTAACTCAGGAACAGCGCACGCTCGGCTTCACGGCGCTTGACGAGTCCCGGCAGCACTTTGCCGCCACCCTTAGTCCAGCCCATGAACGCCTCCGCTGCGCCTTCCCAGTCGCCCCGATTGGCTTTCATGCGGATGGTCGAGCGTTGCAGGTTGCCTAGTCCAAAGTTAAATGAGATTGAGACAAGAGCGTCAAAAGCGCCTTGCCTGCCAACAACGCCGGGAACAAGTCGTAGAACACCACGTTCAAAAGACGCGACGTCATCAGCGAATAGTTTTTCGATTTCCTCTTTGCTCCAGACACGACTATCCTCCGGTTTAAGCGGCATCTCTTTGCGGATCATGGGGATTTCTTTGCCCTCAACCCGCGCCATCGGCAGTTTGATCTGCTCTTGATACAGCACATGGCCGTACCCAATCGTCCAGATGTGGGCGGGGCAAAGGTACGGCTTGTTTCTGCACCCCTCAAAGCGGTGCATCAAATCTGCGCCAGCTTTGGAGAGCTTCACTTCTTGCTCCAGCCACGCGAACCGAACCAGAACCCGATGATGCCGCCCAGCATGGACATCTCGTCAGTGCTGAAAACGATGTCGCTAAAGCGAATCAGGTCGTCCATCGAGGTAATCATCTTCTCGTTGTACCAAACATACCAAGCCATCCATGCGTTGATCAGCACCAACTCAATGACAAAGATGTAGGTGATGGTCGGACGGACGGTGCCAATGTAGTTGGCAACCCATGTGGAAGCCTTGGCAAGGACTGCCTTGTCGTGCTCTTGGGCGCCTTGGGTCATTGCGGCTTCTGCCTCGGCAATCTGCGCGTTGGTCTGCATCGCCACCTGCTCGGTGCGGATTTCTTCGATCTTGGCTTGGGCGGCAAAACCAGCAGCAGCCAGAGCCAACTCACGCTCCGTCTGCACCTGCGCCAGCGCCAACTCGTGCTTCTGGTCAGCTTTGCTCTGGAAGTATTCCAGCAGTTTGGGCAAGCCGGAGATCAGCAGGCCACCGAGGGTAGAAATTAAAGACAGCATGTCATTCCTCTAAGTTAGATTTCACGAAATTAATGATGGACTTGGTGTCGTCCACGGGCAGCACGTACATCATGTCGAGCACCCAGTTGGCGGCGATGACCATGCAGCACAAACGGATGAACCGGTCAATGCCCAGCTTCCAGTCTGTGCCAACTTCAAACCATTTGAGGAGCTTCCACACATCGTCAGCACCCGTTTTTACGGCAGAAGGAGAACAGTTCCCAGCCGCCCCACATCAGGCCGCAGAAGATCAGAACAGAGATCACCACAGCAATCGCTGTCTCCAGTTCCTCTTGATCTTTCTGCTTCTTGCGACGGGCGTCTTCTTTGGCCTTGCCTGCGGCTTTGGCGGCTTCTGCCTCCATGACGGTAGCCCGAGCCTTGATCTTTTGCCACACGTCCATCTTGTTGGCGTTCCAGAACAGGCGTTTCAGGTCTTCCTCAAACTCTTTCTGGGCGTCAATCGCCATCTCGATATCGAAGGCTTTACCCATTGAAGAACCGCCAAACGTGCCAGCCTTGGCAGCTTCAGCCGATGCAATGGCGTTGGCTTTGGCATCAAAATACTTGCCCAGCATGGGCGCCAGCGACTCGATGTTCTGCGCCGTAGCACTGGCTTTCTTGACCAACCGTACTGCGTTGTTGACCGCATCAAGGGCGGCATCTGGATCAAGGAGAAGGCCGATCATCTAAACACCCACCACAACATCGGAACGACAGAAAACGACACCCACATACACAAGCATGAGACAAGGACACCGGCAGTGATTGCGATTGCCCAGTCTTTCATGGCTTGCTCCCGATCAGTGACCTTTGACCCAGCTTAAAAAGAAACCGACACCACTGGAGATGAACGACACGAAGGCCATACCCGCCCAAAAGCCTCCACGGCCTTGGTTGGCGAGAGCGACCAAGTGCTCGACAGATGTCTCCATCTTGTCGATCTTGGCGCTCATCTCGTCAAACCGGCGCTCGTAGTCTTGGACCTTTTGCCAGAGAACGCCGTACTTGACCGGATCAATCTCTGGGGTGCTCATACGAGTGAGTTGGCGATCAGTTTGAGTTCAGGCAGACCGGGGGCCGAGTCGATGTCAGTCTGGATGGCGGCGTACTTGTCGCGCACAGCTTGACGAGCAGCTTCAGCGGCAGCGGCCTCGCTGGGGATGGTGGCCTTGATGTCCAGTGGCGAGAACTCAGCGGTGCGAGCAGCA